TAGGAAGACGTATCTATGATAAGTTTTCAGGAAGTAGTAATGCAGGTAAGTTTATACTATCATTTAACGACAGCCCTGAAACAGCAGCTACAATAGACCCTGTACAATTAAGTGATGCACATAACCAATATCAATTTTTAAGCGATGAGAGCAGCCGTAAGATACTTGTATCACACAGGGTAGTATCTCCTATGCTTTTGGGAATTAAAGACAATACAGGGCTTGGAAACAACGCAGAGGAGTTAAAGACTGCATCTATACTAATGGATAACACCGTTATTAGACCATTCCAAAACTTACTACTAGAAGCATTTGACAAAATACTAGCTTTTAATGGTATATCTCTAAACTTATACTTTAAAACACTACAACCTTTAGAGTTTACAGAGATTGACAATGACCTTGTAGATGACGAAACAAAAGAAGAAGAAACAGGTGTAAAGTTAGCTAGTGATTTAGATAAGTTTGTAGACACAGATATTGCTGATGCTCTTATAGATTTAGGACAAGACGAAGAAGAACTACTAAAGGACTTTGAGGTTATAGACGAACAAGAAGTAGACTATGACAATGACGATGACTTAAATCAAAAGATTAAAGAATTAAACGAGCAAACTAATCTAGCTAGTACAGGTAGCGCAAAGCCGTATAGTGAAAGCAAACAAGATGGTAAGAGTAAACAAAAAGGTCAAGAGGACAAAACATATTTAGTTAGATATATGTACAACCCTGCAAAGACTAAAGACACATCTAGGGAGTTTTGCAAGAAAATGGTAAGTGCTAAAAAGGTATATCGTAAAGAAGATATAAACGCTATGACTACTAAAGTTGTAAATGCAGGTTTTGGCAAAGGTGGTTCAGATACTTATTCTGTATGGCTATACAAAGGTGGAGCGAGATGTAATCACAAATGGTTTAGACGCATTTATGCACGCAAGGAAGGTTCTAAAAGTCTAGGTAGTGTAATTAGTACAACAGAAGCTAAAAGTCAAGGATTTAAGCCTGAAACTAACGCTCAAAAAGTACCTGTTGCTCCTAAAGATATGAAGTACAAAGGTTATACAGCAGCTTATTGGAATAAAATGGGTTTTAAAAATTAAGATATGGCAACAGCATTATTTATAAATAGAACTGACCTTGTAAAAAATAGTATTTTAGATGGTAATGTAGATACAGATAAGTTTATTCAGTTTATTAAAATAGCCCAAGAGGTACACGTAAGAAACTATACAGGAAGTAAATTGTATGACAAATTACAAGCTGATATCATAGGAGATACATTAACAGGTAATTATTTAACTTTAGTAGATGAATACCTTGCGCCTATGCTTATACACTTTGCTATGGTTGAGTATTTGCCATATTCAGCTTATCAACTTAAAAACGGTGGACTATTTAAGCACACAAGCGAAAACTCTGAAACGCCTAGTAAAGATGAAGTAGACTTTATTGTGCAAAAAGAACGCAATTTAGCAGAATATTATACAACAAGGTTTATAGACCATATGAGTTTTAACAGTAATTTATATCCTGAATACGAAAATAATTCAGATGATGATATATACCCTGACAAAGATAGTTTATTTAATGGGTGGGTTTTATGAGAATGTATAAGCCAAAAGAAAAGAATTTAGTTAAATTACAAAAGTTTCTAAATGGGTACAACATTAGAAGGAAAGCAAATAAACCAAACGTATCAGGGGTTACTAAAAACAACTGATAACAACGAGGTTGGTTCATCTGCAAAAGAAATAACGGATGGTAAGGGTAATGGCACAGGTGTTACACTAGATAATAGTGGTAATATTGCTGCTAATGCTACTGTTACTGCCAATGCTTTTGTAGGAGATGGTTCACAACTTACTAATGTACCTTATCCTGTTACAAGCGTAAACACCCAAACAGGAGATGTAGTACTTGATACTGATGATATTGCAGAGGGTAGTAATGAATACTATACAGATGCTAAAGTAGAGGCTAATAGTGCTGTTGCTGCTAATACGGCAAAGGTAGGAATTACCACACAACAGGCTAGCGACATACAAACCAATAACAGTAAGGTAGGGATAACAACAGAGCAAGCAAGTGAGATTGCAGCCAACACTTTAAAGGTAGGTATAACCACAAATCAAGCAAACGCAATTATAGCTAATACTGCTAAAAATTCCTATCCTACTGATGATGCTTCAAAACTTGCAGGAATAGAGGACAATGCAGATGTTACAGATACTACAAATGTAACAAGTGGTTTAGTATCAGCTACATCAATTTCAGAAGATGACAAGGCTGCTATACGTTCTAATATTGGAGCAGGTGGTGCAACTGCTGTTAGTAGTGTAAACAGCCAAACAGGTACAGTAGTACTTGATACTGACGACATCAGCGAGGGTACAAACAAATATACAACCGCTGCAAACCTTACAAAGCTAGGACATATATCAGTTAGTCAAGCTATTGACCTTGACACAATAGAAAGCGATGTAGCAACGAATAATGCTAAAGTGGGTATAACTACTGAACAAGCAAATGAAATAGCTGCTAATACTCTTAAAACAGGTATCACTACACAACAGGCAAACGATATAACAGCAAACAACGCCAAAGTAGGTATTACCACACAACAAGCTAATGATATAACGGCTAACAATGCTAAAGTTAGTATGGTGCTAGGTACAAGTGCAGGCACAGCGTTAGAAGGAGATACTGCTTTACTACAATTAGGCACAACATCTACAACTGCTTTAGCAGGAGACACAACAACTATAAGCGCACAACAAGCAAGTGATATAAGTACAAATAACGCAAAGGTTGGTATTACAACAGGTCAAGCAGATGCAATAGTAGCTAACACAGCTAAAGTTGGTATAACTACACAGCAGGCATCAGACATTACGGCTAATAACGCAAAAGTAGGAATAACGACACAGCAGGCTGCTGATATTATTACTAACAATGCTAAAGTGGGCATAACAGCGCAACAAGCATCAGATATTACTACTAACAACGCAAAGATTAGTTTTGATAGCACTTCATCTACTAAACTAGGAACTATTGCAGAAGGTGCAGAGGTTAATGTAAATGCTGATTGGAACGCTACAAGTGGAGATGCAGAAATACTAAACAAGCCTACAATACCAACAAACAATAACCAACTAACAAACGGAGCAGGTTATATAACAGACGGCAATACAGGGTGGGATAACTCTTATGGTTTTATTACTGCTTCATCTACTGACACACTAACAAACAAAGGTGGTAACAACAGCCAATGGACTAATGATGCAGGTTATATAAACGAAGCTGCACAAACAATACACACAAACGCAATAGGAAACGCAATAGACTTTAGCGCAAGAGTTACTTTAGACGGTGGTGTAGCAGAAGGCACTAGTGGAATAATTAAGAATTTACAAAATATATTATAATGAGTTTATACCAAAAAGCAAGTTTAGTACAAATACCAAGCGGATATAAGGCAGCAGATGATAAGCTGTATTCTGTTGTGCCTAGTAATAGAGATGGAGACTTTACGGTTACAGTAGATGCAGATGCTACAAGAGTAAACAAAGACGGACTTATAGAAAGCGTAGCAGCAGACCAAGCTAGACTTAACTATGACCCTACAAACCCACAAGACCCACATTTACTTTTAGAGCCTAGTAGGACTAATGTTATAACACAATCTCAAGAATTAACATCAGGTAGTTTAGCAAAAGTAAACTTAACTGTTGCAGATAATACAAGTATAGTAGACCCACAAGGAAATACAAACACTAAAATACTAACAGCGACAAGCTCAAACCAGCCTAGGTTAGAATGGCGAGGAACTGCTGTTCCTGCAAGTAATACAAGCTATGCTATGTCTTTTTGGGTAAGATACAATACCGCAAGATATGTAGCAATAGCGCACTTTTCACAAACAGGCGAATATGCTATATTTGATTTAGTAGATGGCGAAGTAGAAAATGATGTAGGAACGCAAACAGCTAAAATAGAAGCGTACAAGAATGGATGGTATAGGGTATCTAAAAGTTTTGAAGTACCTTCAACTGCTTCAATTAACTATTGGAAGTTTACATTGTGTACACAAACAGCACCATTTACAGGAGTTAGTGGCGAAAAAGCAGATGTTTTTGGTTTGCAACTCGAAGCAGGAAGCTACCCAACAAGCTACATACCAACAAGCGGTTTAGCAG